TACCATTGTAGGTGGTTTAGCAGGAGATGCTTTAACTACTGGAACTGATAATACAGCAGTGGGTGCTTATGCTTTAAGTTCAGATGATGTTGGTAGTCACAGTACAGCACTCGGTTATGGCACTTTATCTTCTCAAAATTTTGCTACAGCTACTGATTCTAATAATACAGCAGTGGGTCATGTTGCAGGTAGTAACGTAACAACTGGAGTAAATAGCACTTTAATTGGATCAGGTGCAGGTGACTTACTTACAACTGGAGATCATAATACAGCAGTAGGAGCATTTGCCTTAACATCTGATGATGTTGGTTCTAAGACTACAGCAATAGGTTATGGCGCACTTAACACTCAGAATTATGACACTGCTACTGATTCGCACAATACAGCAGTAGGTAATCTTGCAGGTGCGAATGTTACAACTGGTACATATAATACTTTAGTTGGATCAGAAGCAGGTCTTTCTTTAACAAATAGTTATGGTAATACTTTGATTGGATATCATGCAGGACAAACTGAAACAACAGGTACTAGAAATACAATTGTTGGATCACAAGCAGGTGAAACACAAAATGGTGGTAATGGTAATAATTTTATAGGTTATCAGGCAGGGAGATTATGTACCACAGGAGATGATAATACTGCTATTGGTGCAGATAGTCCTAGTGCAAATGCTGCTCTTGAACATCTTACAACAGGTATTCAGAATGTATCTGTAGGTGGAAACTCACAAGTAAACAATGATGTTGGTAGTAAAAATACTTCTATTGGATTTAGTGCTTTAAGAGATTTAAATTATTCTACTGCAACAGATGGTCACAATACTGCTGTTGGTCATGGTGCTGCAGCTGCAGTCTCAACAGGCGTTGGAAATACAGTAGTTGGATCAACGGCAGGTAATAATGTTACTACAGGAGATTCAAATATATTACTTGGATATGCTTCTGTATTTTCTGCTGCTGATATGGATGCAGAGTTTGTAATAGGAGCAGGAGTTACTGGTAGTGGTGGTAGCACTATTACTATTGGTTCAGGTGCAGGTAAAATTACTAATACTTTTACTTCTAATGCAACTTGGACTCAATCATCTGATGAACGATTAAAAACAGATATTAAATCAGATTCTCTTGGATTGTCTTTTATAAACCGATTAAATCCTGTAACTTTTAAATGGAAGCCAAGTAACGAAATTGATAAGAGTCTTCCCTATTATAAAGAAACTAATGAAAAAGACACTAGTGTAACTATGCATGGTTTGGTTGCTCAAGAAGTTAAATCTGCTTTAGATGCTGAAAGTTGTACAACTTTTGCAGGTTGGGGTGAGGGTATAGATGGTGTTCAAACGATAAGTAGAGAAATGTTTGTATCACCATTAATAAAGGCAGTACAAGAACTATCAGAAAAAGTAATAACTTTAGAAGCCGAAATTACTAAATTAAAAGGAGCTTAAAATGGCAGAAACAAGAACGGATGAGCAAATAGCACAAAACTACAAAGCTATGGGAGACAGTGTAGACCTTATACAATCTATTGTCACAGCAAAGAAAAATGCTGATGGTGAGTTGATGACCATGCAAGGTGCTACAGATGATGAAAAGAAAGAAAGAGTTAACATCAATGTAGGGTATATTGAACACATGAAAGCATTAACTGACTGGAAAGGCAATGAAGATTGGACAGATGTAGACAAAGCCATTAAAGATGGTAAGGCTTACGTTAGTTAAGTATAGATAGGGAAATAAATGGGTAGATCAAGACAGTTAGCAAGCAGAGGAAATAATGATTCATTAATTTTAGATGCAAGTGCTGCCAGTACAGATGTGGGTGAAAAACTACTTCTTGATGCAAGTGCAGCTGCTACTGATGTTGGTTTCTTTTTAACTTTAGAAGATGCCACTACAGACAATATACCAGTTACTAGTGATGGTTTACAAAACTATTCTGGTAATGCTACTATTACTGGTGATGTTGGTATTGGAGATACTTCTCCTACTAAACCTTTAACACTTGGTACGACAACTCCAGTAATGCTTCTTGATGACCAAAATACTAGAACATTGGAAATTCGTGGCCCAAGTAGTGTACATAGTGCAACTGTGTTAACAACTAGTAATCACGATTTATTATTTGGAACTAACGATACTGAAGCTGCTAGAGTAGACACCTCTGGTACTTTATTAGTAGGTCGTACTACTGATGGTGATGGTACAGCAGGTGGAATGATTAGAGGTACTGGTTTTCTTCAAACTACTAGAGATGGAAACCTTGCTGCTGATTTTAATAGACTATCAAGTGATGGAGATATTGTAAGGTTTCAAAGAGCTTCAAGCCCTGTGGGAACTGTTTCAGTTGCTAATTCGGGTGGAAATTTTTTATTTAAATCTGTTGGTGACGCTTACTTAACAACATCTACTTCTGATGGGTCAGACGATCACTTTGCTGCTTTAGATGGTGGTAATGGTGCAGGGTCAACTGCAAGAGGAGCTTTTGTAGGAGCATATGGAAATGAGCATGGTTCTTATGGTGGTAATATTCTTTTAATGACAGGTGTATCTGGAGTAACACGATTTTTAACAGGTTCAAATGCTGATGAACGCATGAGGGTAGGATCAGCAGGTGACGTATCTATAGGAACTTCAGTATCCCCACCAGTAGGTTTAACAATAACAGCAGACGAAGATTATCATGGTGTTAATCTAACAAGACTAGCAGATAGTGGTAATCCTTCAGATAATGAAGAACTAGGTAGTTATGCTTGGAACAGTAATGCTGAAGCAAGTAATAGTCTTCAAACTGCTGAAGCCAGAATTGTAGCACGAGCTGCTGAAGCTCATAGTGGAAGTGCTGCAGGAACAGACATGGAGTTTTATGTTAAACCTACTGGAACAGGGCCAGGTTCTTATCCTACAGAACGCGTGAGGATTACTGCTGCAGGTGTATTTACAGCAAACAATGTTGACCATACTGGAAATTTTGCAGTTATAAGTACAGGTGCAAATGGAGCAAGAGGATTTGCAGTACACTCAAGTGGTACAACTGTTATTCAAAATGATGATAGTTTGGATACTGGGCCAGCTTTATTAATAGGCAGAGTAAACCATGATGACGGAGATCAAATTGTTCGTTTTGGTAAAAATGGAACTAGCGACGTAGGTAATATTACAGAGTCTGGTGGAACTGTTAGTTACAATGCTTTTATGGGTTCTCACATTACACAATCAGTGCCATCTGACACTTTAGAAGGAACTGTTTTAGAGTCAACAGGGGAACTACTAGATTCAACAGATGAAGATTATAAAGGATATGTAGAACAAAAAAGATTAACGAAATGTAAAGTTTCAGATACAGAGGACAGCCCAAATGTCTTTGGTGTTTGGCAAGTAGAAGCAAAAACTGGTGTTCAATTTGCTTCTTCATTAGGTGCTTACTTTGTAAGAGTAGATTCTTCAGAAACTGTTTCTTTAGGTGACTTGTTATCTTCAAAAGGAAATGGCACAGCTAAAGTTCAATCAGATGATATTATTAGAAGTAAAACCATAGGTAAAGTAACCTCTCTAACCAAAAAAACTACATACAGTGATGGCTCTTATTTGTTACCATGTGTTCTGTATTGTGGGTAGTCAATAATATAAAAGGAGAATAATATGTCAGCAACGTGGACTATTGTAAGCACTGAATATGATATTAAAGGGTCAAAAGGCGATAATCAAATAACCACATTGCATTGGGAATGCACAGATAAAGATGGTGATCATTCTGGTAGAGCATATGGATCAATATCTATACCAGAACCATCAGGAAAATTCATCGAATATTCAAAGGTAACACATGATAATTGTATAACTTGGGCAAAAGCTATTATGGGAGATGACCAAGTAAAAGCTACAGAGGATAGCGTGGCTAGTCAGATTTCATTAAGTAAAGCACCCACACAAGGCAAGGGAACGCCTTGGTAAAAAAGGACGCTGACTAATTTTATAAATACTTCTGACAAGGAGTCATTCAAATGCGTTCTGAAAATATTATACTAAAAGATGACCTTGCCAGTCTATTAGAGGGTTTAGAAAAAGTTAAGCGTGAATCTAAAGACGTAGTTCAAAAACCCAAACCTAAAATCAACAATTCTGATATTACAAATCTTTTTAGTGATTTAGAAGAAGCTTCTAAAGAAGCAAAGGTATTGGAAAAAAAACGTAAAGACTATGTTGAAACAACACCAGAAGAAATATCAAATCTTTTTAAAGGATTAGAAGAAGCCTCTAAAGAAACAAAAACAAAAAAATCTCATAGTAAAATAAAACCTATAAAAGAAGAAGTAAAACTAAAGGTTGTTGAAAAAAAACCCTCTCAAGAAAAAAATGAGTTAAAAGAGATTTTAGAAGAAAAAAAACCAGAACCTAAAAAAGAAGTTATTATAGAAAAAATTCTTAGTAATCTAGATGATACAAGATATACAAAAGAACAAATTGGTGATATTGATGGAATTGAAGTTCTTAGAAGAGATTTTGAACAATTTAAAAGAAATATTGCATCACAAATTTCAAATAAAATTTCAACAAGTTCTGGTAGTGGTGAAGTAAGACTAGAATTTTTAGATGATGTTCAAAGGTCTACTGCAAAAGTAGATGGTAAGTTTTTAAAATATAGTTCATCTGATGGTAAATTTATTGGTGCTGATTCATCGGCATCAGCTGCTGCAGCCGACCTAACTGGTAACACTCTCGCGAGTGGTATTACTGCATCTAGTTTAACATCAGTTGGAACACTAACCTCGCTCACAGTTGATAATGTTTCAATTAATGGAGCCACAATAGGTCACACAGATGATACTGACTTAATAACTCTTTCAGATGGCTCTGTTACAATTGCTGGTAATCTAACTGTGTCTGGAACAACTACAACTGTAAATCAAACAGTTGTAAACGTAACAGATGCATTTGTATTTGAGGGTGCAAATGCAGATGCACATGAAACTACGTTTAGAGTAGATGAACCCACAGCTGATAGAAAAGCATCTTTACAGGATAAAACAGGAACTATCGCATTATTATCTGGATTTAAATTGGATGCAACAGATGGGTCTGCTAGTAATGAGGGAGATTTTTTAGTTTTAGATACAGCTGCCCATGAAAATGATAGACTATTATTTGAAGATGGTACGTCTGACCCAATAGCAGTTTTGGCATCTCATGGTATTACATTAACAGGACAAGGGTGGAATGCTTTCCGCTTTGATAATACCTAAATAAGAGATAAAGGAAAAAAATATGGCCATACCTACAACACGAGCAACATTTAAAAGTTATTGTCTAAGAGCTTTAGGTTTTGGTGTTATTGATATTAATGTTTCTGATGACCAAGTAGATGATAGAATAGATGAAGCATTACAATATTTTGCACAATATCATTATGATGGTATTGAAAAAATGTATCTTAAATATCAAGTAACAGCAGATGATATAACAAGAGCAGGAACAAATACTACAACAACTGCAACTGACTCAGTAGACAGTAGTATTACTGCTACTTTTTCTGAAGGTAAAGGATTTATTCCTATGCCATCTGCTGTTGTATCTGTTCTTAATATATTTCCATTTGATGATCAGGCCACAAACAATATGTTTGATATTCGATATCAACTTAGATTAAATGACTTATATGATTTTTCATCAACATCAATAATACATTATCAAATGACAATGCAACAATTAGACTTTCTTTCACACATACTAGTAGGAGAAAAACCTATAAGATTTAATCAACATCAAAATAGATTATATATTGATATGGATTGGTCTAATGATATTACTGCTGGAGAGTATTTAATTATTGAGTGTTATCGTAAAATAGACCCAGCAACATATGCAGATATTTTTGATGATATTTATCTGAAGAGATATGCTATTGCTTTAATTAAAAGACAATGGGGAGCAAACCTTTCTAAGTTTAGTGGTGTCGCAATGTTAGGTGGTGTTACTATGAATGGTGAAACTATTTACACACAAGCACAAGAAGAGTTAGAAAAATTAGAAGAACAAATACAACTTGCATTTGAACTACCACCAGAATATATGATGGGATAATGTCATGGCTGTAAACAGTATATTCCATACAAATAATAAAAGTTCAATACTTTCAGAAAGAAATTTATATAAAGATTTAATAAAAGAAGCAATCCAAATTTATGGACATGATGTTTATTATGTTAATCGAACTACTGTTGCTTTAGATAATGTTTTAGGTGAAGACTCTCTTTCCAAATTTACAACACAACATCCAATAGAAATGTATGTTGAGGACGCAGAAGGGTTTGGTGGAGATAAAGAAATAATATCACAGTTTGGTTTAGAAAATCGTAATGAAATTACTTTTGTAGTTTCAAAACAGCGATTTCAAGAAATGGATAGTCAGATTAATCTTGAGGATGGAACAGATACTACAGGTGGTTCTATACAACTTGAGGCTGGTAGTATAGACCAAAGTTCAAACTCATCAAAATTAGAAACGGCCACACAAAGTTTTGTTACTATGAATGGAACTGATAGTTCATCTACAAATTCAGATGAAAAAATTATGTTAGAAAACGATAATGAGTCTTTTATTTTATCAGAGGAAAGTGGTAGTGAGTTTTATATAATTATGGATACAGCTACGACAGATGCTGATAGACCATTAGAGGGTGATTTAGTTTACCATCCAGTATTAGCAAAAATGTTTGAAATTAGTTTTGTAGACCATGATGAACCTTTTTATCAATTAGACAATAATCCAGTATATAAACTTAGGTGTAAACAATATGAATATTCTGGTGAGATAATTGATACTGGTATCACAACAATTGATGAAATAGAAAGTGATTTAAGTGAAGATACCTCACAATTTCAATTTACTTTAGAACAATCATCAGCGGTCAATGAAGATATAAGATTAGAGTATCGTTTAGATAGTGGACTTGTTCTTTTAGATGGTACTGATTTAGATTTTAATAGAATAACTTTAGACCATAGTGGAACTATAGAAAATCTTACAGGTGGGGGAACAATTTTATTAGAAGGAAATGGTGGAGCCACTGGTTCATTATTAAATGAAAACTCATCTACAAGTGTATCTAATAATTCATCTTCAGACAACTTGGTTGGTGAAGACGATAGTACCTCTGTGGGTGAAAGTATACTACTAGAAAATGAAGCTGATACTGGTCAACCACAATACCTAATTTCAGAAGACTATATAATAGGTGACGGCGATACAGATAAAACAATACAGAATGAATTATTTGAAACTCTAGATGATTCGGTTTTAGATTTTTCAGAAACAAACCCATTTGGTGATGTAGGGAGTTAATAATGTTAGGACAACAATTTTACCATGAAACGATTCGTAATGTAATTGTAGCATTCGGAACAATGTTTAATAATATACAAATAGTTCGTAAGAATAATAGTGGAACTGTAATACAAACGATGAAAGTTCCTTTGGCATATGGGCCAAAACAAAAATTTTTAACTAGACTTGACCAAGACCCATCTGCATCGAGTGCAACAGCTATAACATTACCACGACTTGGTTTTGAAATAGGAGCTCTTTCTTATGACCCTATTCGTAAAATGAATCGTGTACAAAAATTTAAAAAAGTAAAAAGTTCATCTTCTTCAGCAAATAAATTAGATACACAATATATGCCAGTTCCATATAATATGGATATTACACTTTATACTATGGCAAAAAACTCTGATGATGCTTTACAAATTGTTGAACAAATTCTTCCATACTTTCAACCAGACTATACTCTTACGATTAATGATATGACAGATATGGGAATTAAAAAAGATGTTCCTATAATTTTAAATAGTATTGACTATGAAGATAATTATCAAGGAAATTTTGAAGCAAGACGAGCTATAATATATACTCTTACTTTTACTACTAAGTTTTTTCTTTATGGCCCTGTTACTTCTAGTAAGGTTATTAAAACTGTTCAAGTTGATCAATATTCAAATTTACCAGATGTTAGTCCTACAAGAGAACAAAGATATACTGTTTCTCCAAAGCCAATTACTGCAGATGCTGATGATGATTTTGGTTTTAATGAAACAACATCCTTCTTTGAGGACGCAAAAAACTTTGATCCTGTAAGTGGAACTGATGTTAGGAAATGACCTCTCCAGATAAAATATTAAATCAAGCTCTTGGTATATTAGACCCTGTAGAAAAAGCCATTGCAGAGTCAGAGATGACTCCACCTAAAAAGCTTTCTCCAGAAGAAGATATTGATAATGATTATGTTTATCAAAGAGAAAATTTTTATAATCTTGTAGAAAGAGGACAAGATGCTATTCAAGGTATTTTAGAACTAGCAAAAGAATCTGAACACCCAAGAACCTATGAGGTTGCTGGTAATTTAATTAAACAAGTTGCAGAGGTAACAGAAAAACTTGGTGATTTACAAGAGAAGATGCGTAAACTAAAAGAAGTTCCAAACTCTGCACCCAAGAATGTTACTAATGCATTATTTGTAGGTTCTACAGCTGAACTACAAAAAATGTTAAAAGGTAAATCTGATGGTTGAGGCTACCTATCTAGGTAATCCAAATCTTAAAAAAGCTAACGTACAACAAGAATGGACTAAAGAAGAACTTTTAGAATATTCTAGGTGTATGGAAGACCCATTATATTTTATACAAACCTACGTTAGAATTGTATCTCTTGATGAGGGTTTAATACCTTTTAAGATGTATCCCTTTCAAAAAGAAATGGTAGGTACATTTCATAAAAATAGATTTACCATATGTAAGTTACCCAGACAGTCAGGTAAATCAACAACTATGATTTCATACTTATTACATTATGCACTTTTTAACCCAAGCGTTAATATAGCAATACTAGCTAACAAGGCGGCAACTGCAAGAGATTTATTAGGACGACTACAACTTGCATATGAACATTTACCAAAGTGGTTACAACAAGGAGTCATGTCATGGAATAAAGGTTCATTAGAATTAGAAAATGGTTCTAAGATACTTGCATCATCAACATCTGCTAGTGCAGTTCGTGGTGGTTCTTATAATATCATATTCCTAGATGAGTTTGCATATGTACCATCAAATGTTGCAGAGCAATTTTTTAGTTCTGTTTATCCTACAATAAGCTCAGGTAAAACTACAAAAGTGATGATAGTATCGACCCCTCATGGTATGAATATGTTTTACAAAATATGGACAGAGGCTGAAGAAAAAAGAAATTCTTACATACCAATAGAGGTACATTGGAGTGAAGTGCCAGGCCGTGACGAAAAATGGAAAAAAGAAACAATTGCTAATACTAGTGAACAACAATTTAATACAGAATTTGAATGTGAGTTTCTTGGTTCTATTGATACTCTCATAACTCCATCTAAATTAAGAACTCTTACTTATAAAACACCATTACAATCTAATGCTGGTTTAGACGTTTATGAACAACCAAAAGAGGGTAACACATACCTTTTAACTGCTGATGTATCTAGAGGAACGTCTAATGACTATTCAGCATATATTGTATTTGATGTTTCTCAAGTGCCATATCGTATTGTTGCAAAGTTTAGAGATAATGAAATTAAACCTCTTATATTCCCACAAAAAATATATCAAGTTGCAAAAGCTTATAATCAGGCTTTTGTTTTAGTAGAGGTAAATGATATTGGTGAACAAGTGGCAAATGCATTACAATATGACATGGAGTATGACAACATGATTATGGCATCGATGCGTGGTCGTGCTGGTCAAATACTTGGGGGTGGATTTTCTGGTGGTAAAGCTCAGTTAGGTGTAAGAACAACAAAGGCTGTTAAAAAAATTGGTTGTTCTAATTTAAAACAAATGGTAGAGGATAATAAATTAATTATCGAAGACTACGATACTATTAATGAATTATCTACATTTATTGTAAAAGGTTCATCTTTTGAAGCAGATGATGGTTGTAATGATGACATGGTAGCTTGTTTATTTATTTTTGGTTGGTGTACAGACCAAACATATTTTAAAGAACTTACAGATAATGACATAAGACAACAAATGTATAAAGAAAATCAAGATCAATTAGAACAAGATATGGCTCCATTTGGATTTGTCATAAATGGTTTAGAAGATGAAAATATAGGTAATACAGTAGATGAGTATGGAACAAGATGGGCTCCGATTGTTAGAACTTATGAATCTGATTGGTGATGGTAAGAAGGGGAAAAAGAGGTAGAATAGATTGGTCTGATATAGAAACCCCATGTGTTAAAATATGTAAAATTATAGATAATAACTGTATAGGTTGTTATCGTACAGCAGAGGAAATTAGAGATTGGGTCTGGATGACTCCAGAAGAAAGGTCAAAAATAATTAAAGAAATTCAATTAAATCGTTATCAAGTTTCAACCAACAATTAGAGCAAACTACTTTACTTTCGTTTATTAATTTTTTTATTTCTTTTCTACTCGTATCATTAGCACCTACGCGTTTTGCTTGTTTACGAATTTCTACATCATGGGGATAAAATTTAAGACATATGGTTTCACTTTCACCACAATGAACACAAGACCCATCACCTAAGTAATTGTTTAACCAAGCAACTCTTTTACGATAGTTTCTACGAGCTACTTTTTTAATTGTTTCTTTATATTTGTTATAATGTTCATTAACCATAGTATTATTTATAAGTTTTAGAACATATAAAAGTGGGTTTTTAGAAACTTAATTTTTATAAATACTTGTGAAATAACATAAACTTAGTTTTAAGGAGTAAAAAATCATGGCTTTTCTAGTCTCTCCTGGCGTTCAAGTCAAAGAAATTGACCTAACGAATGTCGTACCAGCAGTTGCAACATCAATCGGTGCAATTGCTGGAGCCTTTCAAAAAGGCCCCGTTTCCTCTATAGTAAATGTTTCTTCAGAGGAAGAATTACTACAAATTTTTGGTAAACCGCAATCCACAGGAAATCAGTTTGAAACTTTCTTTACTGCGGCAAACTTTTTACAGTACACAAACTCACTCAAAATAGTTCGTGCAGAGTCAGCAATTGTTAATGCTGGTGCAAACTCTGGTATACTTATTCGTGATGATGATCATTACCAAGCATCTTTTGCTGCTGGTGAGGGTTCTCATGGTGAGTGGGCTGCAAGAACAGCTGGAACACATGGTAATTCAATCGGTGTTGAAATCTGTGCAA